CTTCTTGGATTCCTGGGACTAGATTTCTGGAAATCTTTTTAATTAAAATACCTTCGTAAACACCATTGCTGTGAAGCTAATCGAAAAATTATTTATGTGTTCTGGCTAATAATTATTTTTCATATATACTCTTCTCTATTTTTAAAAATTCACGGAGGCGTATTACTTAATGTGTGAATATCAAAAGGACATGAAACAGGCGGCACTTAAATATCACAGCACGGGAAGAAAGGGAAAGCTTGAAGTTATCCCCACCAAGCGACGTAGCCGTACTCAGGGCAACAATGGCTTTACGTGCTTCATTGGCATTGGTAAGGGTATCACGACCCAACCGTTTTGCTATTACGTCTAGCTGCTCCGCAGTAAACCCCAAGCTATCCCCTAAAGTACGTACCCGGTTTTCTATAACAGCCATTTCAGATTCAAACTGAAGGCCAGCGCGAATAGACTTCGTGGCTGCGGCACCAAAACCAATCATCGCGCCAATTAGCCCAGCAATAGCAGCAGTATTGCGGTTAGCCAGGGAGGTTAGGGCGGTAATACGAGAGGCGACGCCCGACAATGGGCCGAGGGCTACCTGGACAGACTTCGACAAGTCTGTCATGCGCTGTGAGAGGTCGCCTGTAGCGTCCGCCCCTAATTTCCCGCCCCGCGCTACCTGACTTAACGCCCTGCGGGTGCGGTTAGCGGTGCGGTTGAAGGTGTCTACTGATTTATTAAACTGTGTTTGTGACACCAAGCCGCTGGATAATTGGCGGCGGAGCTCGCCATATGCGCGTGCTAACTGGCGGCTAGAGGCGGTGGTATCTGCCCCTGCCCGGCTTAGGTTGCGTAGTTGCGTACGCAGGTTTAGTACCGTCTCACGCGCACTCTGCATAGCCCGCGTTTGTTTTACTACTTGGGCCTCTACCTTCTTGTTTACATTAGAGAACTGCTCATTCGCGCCCGTAACCTGACGCAAGGCTTGCACTGTTTTGTTGACCTCCCGCTGTGCGGCTTGGAGGCTTCGGGTCTCCGCGCCTATGACAAACTGAAGCTCGCCAATTGTGGTAACAGCCATATACTACCTCGCTAAGCGTGGTCTACCGAGGCGGCGAGATCCAGCTTGCTTCGCTTGTTGCTCTCTTTTTGCTTCCTTTAACTGTCTATCAGCCTCTTCCCTCTTTATCTTAAACCATGCAAGCCAATCATCAAACTCGTGTGGGGGGCAAAACTCCTCCACCTCCCATGCAAATTTGTGAATGTTCTCCCCGATTGCTAGGACTGCTTGTCGGAAGTTGTCTTGCTTGAGTTCGCTGATTTTTTTTCCGGGTTGCCAAGAGACAACAACTCAATGGCCTCTCCACCAAACTGGTCCACAAAATCACCCGCTGGCTGCGAGATTAGGGCGTCGTAGTCTTTCTCATCATAGATGCGCTCCCCACTAACCGGGTCATAGACAAAGCGGATGGCGCACTGCAAGATAAATTCCATTTCATCCACACCACTGCCATCTGCACGCCGGCATTTGGTTAGCAAGTCGTTGCGTTGTTTGACCGTTGGTTGACGGACCTCCACTTCAATTGGGTTTTTATCGTCAAACCCAACCAATTCTAGCGCGACCACGTTGCCATCACTATCTTTCACTTCTTTGTATTTTGGCGGAGAATACTTAATGATTTTCCGGCGAAACTGTGGTGACCGGCCTAGTGTTGCAGCACGGATTTTATCCCGGTTGGAAACTGTGTTGTTGCTTGCTTGTTCAGTAGTCATAGGTTCTTCCTCTTACAGACTAGGTTGTATTATGGTGTGCCGAATGTAATAGCACCCTCAGATGACCCATCCAGCACAAAAGAGCCCTCGGCCGATTCCAGAGAGCCGACATCACCAGAGTGACCCTCACTTTCTACTTTAAAGAAGCCACGAGCCACTGTCACTGTACTGCCACCCGGCGCCACCTCTAATACAACTCTTGTGTCATTACTCAGGGCCGTGTGGATGTTTAAGTCAACATTATCCCAGCGCGACACAGACAGAGCGGCGTCCAACAGCCCTGATGTACGACTACGCAAGCCAGTTGATTCAAATGCCGTATCATCCAACTGCTCGCGTGTAATGTTCAGTGTGTAATTATTTGCCCCCGCAAGAGAGGCTAGCGGCAAGTACTGACCACTCACACTAACATTACCTGCCTTCGTGGTTGCGAAGGTAACCGTGCCAAACAACCGGTTAATGTTGCTGATATCACCAGCAGACACAGCGGCCACCCCTGTTGTGCCGCTATTTTCGTAGAACGTCAAACTCGCAGCCGGATTCCACACCCGTCTGGCTGTGGAATTAATACGGTAGGTGTTGGCCACCGTACTATGTGTTGACATCGCCTGTGAAGTCATTGCGGTGGCAGTGCCACTTAACTTCACCTTGGTTCTAAACGACGCTAGACCCATATCGGTCTACCTCCTGCTTATTCTAGGTTAAGCAGTCGAGAGCGCGCCGTCTGCTTGTAGCGATATATCTATAGTCTCCAAGCCACCCACATCACCCGACAGGCTAAAAGACTCCACTTTTACGTTGCCCGAAAAACCCTTTGTGCCGTTTGGCAAATATTTCATGTTCAACGTCGTATCGTTAAACAGGGCGTCACGGATCGTGTTAAGAGCGGTGTCTGTGGTGCTGTAAATGGCTGTGACTGATATACTAAAATCTTTCAGACCACGTATTCTGCTGCGCAAGCCGGTGGAGTTGAACGTTGTGTCGTCCAACATTTCGCCAGCGAAGTTCAGCGACGCATTGTTACCCGGTACATTGTTGTACACAGAGGCGCCTGTGGTCTTCACCTGAACCTTTTTGTTAAAGCCAGCAACACTCATACCATATACCCTCTACTTTACTTTAATCCGGTTCGGGTACTCCGCAGCCGGGGGTGGCTTTATAGTCTCCTCTTTGCGTACAAGGACTACAGAGCCTTCTTTGATCTCAATGATAATCTTACCGTAGAACTGAGACTGTCGCAAGCGATTAAGGTATTCACCTAACCAGTCACCCTCTACCATTGTTTGATCCTCTGTTATTAATTATAGCGCGGTTCTATTATCACTGCTGGATGGCTCTCGGGCCACACGCCAGTTGGTCACAAAAATAGGCCGCTCTCCCTCATCGTACTTGAGGAATAGTATGTCCGTAACCATCCAAATACCTACATATTTTGTGCTGTTCAGCGTTACCCCACCAAGGCCCAATAGGGCGGCTTTTATGGCTGCAGTCTTTGCCTCTGCGGCCGCATACCCATTACGGGCACCCCGGACACGTATTTGGAAGGTATTGAAATCTAATTTGAATTTAGGACTTGGCTCTGTGACAGACCCAGTCTCATATATGGTAATAGACGTATCCGGGGTAGTCGGCTCGCGGGAGATGTAAATACCCCACCCAGAAGTCGCCGCAAATGTACCAATGCCATCTGTCACCAACCGGTCTTTTATATCTACCGCTAAGCTCATCGCACCAATTTCTTTAATTCATTCTTAAACAGGGCGTCAATCTCTGGTTTTGCAGCCTCCGCCCCCTTCTCCAAATATTTAGCCTCACCGATTACGTGCTCTACAGACAAATCCTCGTGCACTATAACCGCATAGTCCACAATACCCTCAGGCGCATTCCTCGTCGGCCCTGTGCGGGTAGGTCCTCCGTAGCTGGCCACCCCTTTCCACCCACCACGGCTTAGCGGCACTGCACGGGCATCCCAACTCTCCGCCAAGGCGTTCGTATCTCGTGGTACAAGTACATCCGCTTCGGTGATAACAAGCCTAGCAGCCTTTACCGCCAACTCCTCTGTTATGTCATCCACATCGCGGAAAAAGCTATTTAAGCCCTCCATAATGGCTTTTATTCCCTGCTCTCCATCGGCCGCGTCCTTAATGCGGATCTTTTTACGTATAATGGGCATTACAAAAATACCTTCCACAATGCATATTGTGCATTCAATGTGGGTGTTTTATCCACCCGTTTTATCTCACGCGCTCCATCTGGCGGGGCAGTGGAGGTAGATACCCCATTGTATAAATAGCCTTTGACTACAACAGCAGAGCCTAAATATACAACAGCATCTGATACACTCTCGTTACCCGAGTTATCAACAAATAAATTAACACGGTCTTCCCACCGAGCCGTCAGCGAAGCGGGGGCAACATAAGAGCGCCCGCCAAACCCGTCAGGTGTACCCGGCGCCCAGTAGGTTATTTTCTGGCGCAGGTTATGGTGTGGCCATGCGGCCATCATCAACCTCCATAATCACTGCCCCACGGTGCTCACCCATATCATAGTAATGCATTTCTAACACATTTAAGTCCCACTGCCCCTCTTTATATTTCCATTTTTGGTCGCTGCCTAGCGATTTCCTGGTATGCCATAATACATCAAAAACTACGTGCCCTTGCACAACATTGTGTGCCCGCGCTTCTGGTATGTACGACAAAACACCCTCCAACACCATAAGGGTATATGGGGTTTTTTCGACTGGGATAGTCTGTATCAGGTCCAGCACATCTAATGTATAGTTAGCAGGCAACTCCCACAGTCCAGATAAAACCTGTTTTTTTAACTCTATAACAGGGGCTAAATCTGCGTCTATCCAAGTCACTGTAGGTGGGGGCTTTAGTCTAAAAAACCGGACGCACATGCCACAGCCAGCATTTAGGATTATGGCATTAGGGTTTTCTTCTATATGCTTACTCACAACCTTGTCGAATATAGAGGTTCTCTCTATCACCGGCTGGTGGGAAAAAGCACGGTCCACGCCCTGGGTAGAATCTAACGCCTCTAACCGCTCTCTGACCGCCTGGGATAGGCGGTCACCATCACCCGCCCTTGTTGTCAGGGAACCAACACAAGTTCTACCCGGCGTGCTTAAACTAACCATTTAATATATCAACCACTTTTCTGTTAAACGCATCAATGACTTGCCGCATGTTTGCCAATTTTAGTTTAGCCATCTGTCGGAAAGCAGATCGCGTTTTTAGCGCGGTCAGTATAGCAGACGATAACCCATCCGCGTCATACAGACATTGCGGAACTTCTGGGTGGTCTTGGGTAAAAGCATCGTTTTTGTATGTATCTCCCAACGATACTATGGGCACACCCTGACCATAGGGGATTACATGAGCATGCCAGCGAGTGGCAACTACTACACCCATAATGGCGTAACAACGCACCAGTTCTGGTACACCCCATAGCTGCTCTGGGTAAAGGGATGGGGCTACTTCGCTTATAGATATAACACGGTCCTCTAACACCTCCCGCAACTGCCATAAAGACTCCATGTCATACCGTGACACATGGGGTATGTGTACTATGTCACCTCCGCCAACCTCCCGCAGCACACGCTGCAATTGCCACGCTGTTTGTAACAGCGTATTACGACTGTCAAGGCTGCCGAGACGCAACCTCTGTCGGTCTCCTGCCCAATTTATTCCGATAATTGGATAGTCCACCTCCGCTGTGTCTAAACAAGACGCCCCATTCTCATGTTCGCAGAAAAAGGCTGGGTCTGGAATTTGGTCTACAACGTCAACCGCCATATAATTCAACAACCTAGCAGACAAACCATCTCTAACAGACACCAAAGCTGCAGCATCACAAAGCTCACGGAAATGGTCTATTGCACTACAATCTATTGAACCATCTACTCCATGCCAGTAAATATTCAGGCCAACACCATAAATAACAATTGGTACTTTTATCTTTTTAATCAGCCGCTTAGGTATATTTATTTGATGGCCGGAGAAGTTTTTTACCCCATCAACCTTACGGGGCATTAGCTGACCCCCAGCACCAATTAGGAGCATATCACCAGTATTTATGGTGTTGACCATGGTTTGCGATATATAAGGCACCACTCCGGTTGCCTCATCGACATCAGAGTTAATTGGTATAAACCGGAGCGGCTCTGTGCTTTGTTGTTGTAAAAGGCGGGTTTGAGCTGAATACATTGCCAAGTCACCAAAGTTTCGTGACCAGCCGCCCCATACATATATCGTCTTCACAACAAAGCCTCGGCTAGCCGCAGGTCATCTATTGTGTCCACCTCAACTGAGCGGCACGCGGGCATAAGGTATGGTATGGAGAAGGTTGTGTAGAAAGACTTGTTTGATAACAATGTATGACAATGTGCAGCAAATATTGCGCCATTTGTTTTGTAGACGGGGCTCGCGTTTTGCCTCTGCTTGTTGTTTGCGTCAGTTACATCGAATACACGGTGTAAACTGCCACGCTTCATCCGCACCAAGTTTAATTCATGCCCTACACACTCCACCCCAATAACACTCGCTGGACTAGGGTGTCTGGCGAGCAACTGTATGGTGGTATTAACATCACTGGGCACCCGGAGGGGAGATGTGGGTAACAGCATTAGCACCAATTCTTGCCTATCCAACTCCAAGTACTCAATAGCATGTAACACCACGTAGATTGCATGTACATTGTCTGCTGACAACGCCACAGGCCGCTTAACCACAACACACCCCAAATCAGCACAATGCTGGCCAATTTCATAGTCCTCCGTGGATACAACCACCCGGTCTATATTGGCGTTTTGTGCACACTTAATTGTCCAATCGATTAGTGGGCGTCCACCAAGCGGGAACATGTTTTTGCGGGTAATACCCTTAGAGTTCCCTCGTGCTGGGATTATCGCGGTAACCACTGGCTACAGCGTATCAACACGCCGCAGTTTGTTCTTTATTGGCACTTCTTCTTCGTATATACCAATTTTCCCATCCCCCCGTGCCAACTCCCAGGTACGTACATCCCGCACCAACCTACGCATGCCCGGTGGCTCTAATGACGCCGCCTGGTCACTCCCGTACATAGCTCGATTCAGCGTCACATGCCGCTCTATGGCAAACACCCCTAATACAGCGGCCATGACGGAGGTGGTCACACCAGTCTCGTGCCCGCTATACCCAATCTTTATATGCGGGAATACTGCATTAAGTGTATGAATTCCAAGCAAACCAAGGTTACGGACCTCACACGGATAGGTGCTATTGCAGTGGTACAACATACCAACCTCGCCACCACTCTCCTCCACTGCTCTGACTGCTTTTATTATTGTATCCAAGTCAGACATGCCGGTTGAGAGCCACAGTGGTACGCCAAGCTTGGCGGTAGAGGTTAGGAGCGCCTTGTCTGTGATGCAAGCACTGGCCACCTTGATGTGCGGCACATCAAAGCTAGATATAAACTCAGCCGACTGCTCATCCCACGGTGACGCCGTCCAATCTATGCCTAATTCCAGGCAATATTGGTCCAACTCCACATATTGGTCATAAGAGAACTCTAGCGCCCGCTTTAGATCTCCGTTAGTAGTTCCAAATGGGGATTCTCGGGGCGCCGCTAGGGCCTCGCTTGTGTAAACCACGTCCAAAGTGCGCTTTTGGAATTTAACACAGTCAAAGCCCGCTTCTTTTGCAGTTTTTATCAGTTGTTTTGCTGTGTGGATACTGCCGTTATGGTTTATGCCAATCTCGGCTACTAAGTAACAGGAGTCTTTGGTATTCAGCACTGGGTATCCCCTCCGCTGGAGTTAAGTCAAACCAACATGTGGCAGGTGTGGGTTAAGTCAAATCAACACTACGCCATTTATCCAAGACAGACAAAGCAATTGGTGGTATACCTCTAGATTCTGTTATATCGAATTTCTCCTCTGAGGCGTCACCTACACGTTGCCGCTTGATGTTTGCATTTTCTGTGCGAGACAGGTACCACGCTTTGACTATCTCTGCACAGGCAAACTCTATGTCAGATGGTAAGTTACTCTCACCCTCCGTAGACCCTGGGGTAATGTACCCCGCTACATATTTTATAGACCAATCTCTACGCCCGTCACCCGAGGGGCGGGTTGTGATGAAACTGGTGGTGATGCCTGTGTTAGTCCACCGGTCTTCTCTAAAAACTATACCGGCATTGGCGTCATCTATGCTGTAAGTTGTTGAGCTTATTGTGGAACCATCGAGTTTTACCTGCGTGATGGATACAATGGGGCGTCGGCTCAGGGTCATAAACCGACTACCTTTTGCGGGCAGCAGCTCCGTCACCGTCTCCCTGACGAACTCCCGCCCTGTGTGCGACACAATAAAATCACTGGCGCGTTTGATATAATTAGCCAGCAGTCCATCATGGGAACTACCCGTAATACCCAGCTCTGACTTGACCACCTCTATGAGTGTCAGCTCCCGGTGTGGCGCAGATGTGTTAACAGTAATTGACATTAGCGCGGCTCCCACACCAGTACGTACACTGTACGTACATCTGTGCGGCTATTATTGGTTATTACCGTGTTGCGCAATCTGTAGAGCTTGCCATGTCGCCCACCAGATATTGTAGCCGTTGCCGTAGTGCTTGTTTGTGCATCGCTGTCTATTTCCACACCACCAGACACATCCGGCTGCACGGCCCAAGAACTGGTGGACACAGTCTCTCCGGACTCTAGGTAGCCGTCATCCCAATTAACGGTGTAATCAAGTACGGCTGACGGTGCTTTTATGAAGATCAATGCAGCTTATTCCTCATAACCTGTGTAACCCCATTCGGGGTTAGGTTGTGATCTTCTACTTTACCAACACACTTCGCCTCTACTTTTGGACCGAATAAATGCTTGCCATGCATTGTAGGTATGGCTGACCGCGCCATACGCTCTGCCTCTTCCGGACTTTCCGCCTCTACCCGCAAAACGCCAGACACTTTTATCTCTATCCGGTAAATCATATTCACGCTCCGCTTACGAATGACAAAAAGTGCCCCAAGGGGCATAGCCCCGATAATGCTCAGGGCACAGCACCACTACACTACCCCTCCTATTAGCTCGGGTCGTTGACTTCTAGGTCAAACGCATTGATTGTTGCGGTATTACCAGAAGTAACATCCTGCGGGGAGCTAATAGTTGTAACAAGCATAAGCTCGTTACCAATCGAGGTCGAGTGTGTAGATGAGGTTACAAGAGCGACGTGGTTAGCGCCTGTGCTGGTCACGTCAATGCTCAGGCTGGTCTCTTGGTCTTTAGTCACTTTACGCCCACTGGTATCCCCGTTTGCGGGGCCAGTAAACGTAGTAGAGCTAATAGTCTTCTGCCCAAGCCTGCGGGCTGTGCCACCACCGGCTACAGTCGAGCCCTTGTTGGTCTGCGCTTCGTTGTAGTTGGCCGGTTGGCCATTGCATAGAACAATGCGAATAGCGTTGTTCTTAACTCTGTTTAACAACTCATCCATGTTGTTATCATTTACAAATTTTGCCATGGCAAAAACCTCTTGATCAAGAAGCAGGTTGTTCGGGTCCGATAGTAATTGTACGCCCATCGCCGCTAATCGCAATGGTTTTCCCTCTTGCGCCGATTTTAGTGGTGCGGCCTGTGGGGGCTGCATCGCTCACCTCAGTGACACCAGAGGCGTCTAATACAACACTCAGCGTCAGGGCACCGGCTGCTAGCAACTGTGTCTGTGTGAGTGCTGTTTCATCCGCCAATTGAGCCTGCAGCAAGTCAGTTGGCGACAAAATGTAGTCAATGGCACTAATACCGGATGGAGCTAAAGCCTGCAACTGCAGCAATTCATCCGGGGACAGGATAAAATTAAGCGTTATAGCCCCACCAGCCAATGCCACACTCTGCACAAGCTCAGCAGGTGTTAATGCATGGTTCTGTGTGATGCCTGCTGTGTCCACAGCTTGTGCTTGTGCAGCATCTGCTGGGGACAGGTTGTGTAGCTGTGTGATGCCTGCTGTGTCCACAGCTTGTGCTTGTGCAGCATCTGCTGGGGACAGGTTGTGTAGCTGTGTGATGCCTGCTGCATCTACAGTCATAGACAGCAACAAACTGTTTGCGCTTAGGTTAACAGAGTCTGTAGATATAGATGCTTGGTCTAACGGCAGGGCAATGGTTAACGCATCTGCTGCCAATAACTGATTCTGCAAAATAGTAAGCGCATCAATGACTTGCGCTTGTACCAACTCTGCGGGGGCCAACACATGTACTTGTGTTAGGTTAGTTGGGTCAATCGATTGTGACTGTGCTAACTCATTGATTGTTAACACATAATCTTGTACTACTGTAGCAGCATCAATAGTAATCGCTTGGTCAAGCGCCCCTGGGGACAAAACATGAAGCTGGGTAATGGCCGCCTCATCTATCCTCTGTGCTTGGGCTAGGTCATCTGGTACGAATGTAATACCACCTATTACTAACGAGGTTACATCTAGTAATACCGCTTGCATCAGGCTGTCTGCCGACAACGCATGTACTTGCGTAATTGTCAGTGTGCCCAGCAGTTGAGGTTGTACTAGGTCTACCGCGTCCAAGATGTGATTTTGCGCGACCACCCCCGCACTCAATGTCTGTGCTTGTGCGAGGTCTGATGGTGTTAGCGTGAGGCCAGAGGATATTGTTGTAGCAGACAACAATACACTCTGCACAAGCTCAGCAGGTGTTAATGCATGGTTCTGTGTGATGCCTGCTGTGTCCACAGCTTGTGCTTGTGCAGCATCTGCTGGGGACAGGTTG